TTTACTATAATTTGCTCGATCAGCTGCCGCATGACCATGCTGTCATTTGCATTCATAATTGCGCCACTCTGAATGTGATCTGCGAAGCTATCCAGCCAAGCTCTGGCCTCATAGTATCGATTCATTGTTGATTGTAACTCTGCCTGCTTTGCCTCCAGTTCCTGCATTCTTTGGCTGTATTCTTTCACCGCATCTGTATATTCCTCAGATGTTATCCTGCGGCACTGCTTTGCCTTATGCAGCTCAAGCACTTCGTTTTGCAGATCAATGATGTCCTGTTCCAACTGATCCAGTTCTGTTTTGCTGTCAGGCTCCATGACCAGCCCTGTTTCGTTTTTTACCGCCGCGATAATTTCTTCGGCATTCTCAGTTATGTCCCGTATCGATGCCGTGTAGGTCTGCTGCAAGGTTTCTTCGTTTATATGATGCGAATCACATGCAGTTCTGCCATTTGTGATCCTGTTGCTGCACCCCCACGCAGGAACCATCTTCCCGCTGCCAACTCTACGGACGTGTCTTCGTAGTTTATGTCCGCATTCTCCACACACCAGCAGTCCACTGAATGGATATTTACTGCTGTACCTGCTGCTTCCTACCGCCAATTCTTTTTCATCTTTCCGGCGCTGCATTTCCACCTTCACCATTTCAAACATTTCTTTGTCAACGATCGCCGGATGGCTGCCTTCTGCATAGTACATCGGTGCCTGCCCGGTATTCTTTTGCCGCTTCTCCGACAGTACATCTGGCTTGAAGGTTTTGCCCAGCACCGCATCCCCAGTGTACTTTTCATTGAGCAGTATGCTTCTGATCACACTGGGCTGCCATTTTTTCTTTCCCAGTTTTGTCGGGATTCCATCTGCTTCCAAGCCTCTGCAGATGCGTGTAACCGTGATTCCTGCAAGAAATTCTCTGTAGATGCGCCTGACGATTGCAGCTTCTTCTTCATTGATCGTGTAGATTTCCCGGCCTTCCGCATCCTTCTTTCCAGCCTTAATGTAACCAAGCATCAATCCGGTGTTCAGAATGATTTCGCCGTTTTTGAATTTCTTTTGGTATGTCCATTTGATATTGGTGGACATAGTTCTCGATTCCTGCTCGGCCATGGCTGCGAGGATTGTCAGCAGCACTTCACCGCCCGGTGTCAGTGTGTCAATATTCTCATTCTCGAAGTATACACTGATGCCCAATTCTTTCAGTTCCCGGATATATTTCAGTGCATCTACCGTGTTTCGGGCAAATCGGCTTATGGACTTCACCAGCACCTTATTGATTTTTCCAGCGCGGCAGTCATCGATCATTCGCATGAAGTCAGGCCGTTTCTCTGCTCTGGTACCAGTGATGCCGGGGTCAGCATAGATGCCGCCGAACTTCCACTCTGGCTTTGAGTTGATCAGAGCAGTGTAATGACTAACCTGCCGTTCAAAGCTATCCTCCTGTTCCTCTTTTTCTGTTGATACACGAGCGTATGCTGCCACCGTCAGCTTCGTGATTTCTCTGGTATCGATGTGCAGGATTGCCGCTCTGGGTATCTCTCGCACCATTCTTCTGGTTGTTACTGCCATGCTTCTTCCTCCTGCTGTTTCTGCTTCCAGCCGCGCTGATTTCCTGATGGGCCATTATCATACTTCCGGGATATTTCAACCCCATTATAGAACACGAAGGTTATGATGCCTTTGCTGATTTTTACCTTCGTTATGAATTTATCAACCTTTTCTGCATCGAACTCTGTAATGGGCGTCATGTCGCCGTCGCATACTGTTTTGCTGCGCTGTTCATTGATTTCTGCCGACAGTGCATTAATCTGTGATTTGATGCGTCGCTGCTCTGCTCGGTATGCCCGTTCCGGTATCAGCTTCTGCATACGCAGTTCTGCAAGTTCTTTTTCCTCCTGCCGTAAATCCAGTATGACAGACTGCATTGCCTCTATGCTATGTCCCAGCGGGCGCTCCCGGACGAACTGATTGTATGCTGCTACAAACTTTTCTCTGAGAACGCTGTCCTTCAGTCGGGTATTATCGCACTCTGCCACACCTCTTCTCAGCTGTGTCGCACACACCCAAATGTGGTTGCTCCATTTTTTGCCGCTGTTGTTTACCCGGTGTTGGTAATGCTTGCCGCAGCAGCTGCACTCAATCACGCTGGTGAAGGGATAATGCGGTTTCTCAATGCCTACTACTTTATCGTTCTTTCGCTCCTGCCGTATTTCCTGCGCCTTGTAGTAGGTTTCTTTGCTGATGATCCCTTCATGGGTATCCTCCATGTAGTATCGTTTTGCGTACCGGCCATCCATGTTGTCCAGCTGCACACCGTCAATTGTGACCGTTTTTCCCATCAAGGAATCTCCCATATACTTTTCATTTTCGAGGATTCCCAGTATTGTGTTCGGATGCCAGATGTTACCGTGTATGTTGCGGATACCTTCTGCGGTTAATTTCTTTGCGATCGCGGTACATCCTGCGCCACCGATGTACATGTCATAGATTCTGCGAACCAGTTCCGCTTCCTCTGGAATCACTTCCAGATTATTTTCCTTGGTTATCTTGTATCCCAGCATGCCATTTCCGATGCTGATCCAGCCATTTTCAAATCGGTGCCGGATTGACCATTTCTGTCGCTCCGAATCCACCTGTATCTCATTTTCTGCAATGGTTGCCGCGATTGTCATAAACAATTCGCAAGTGGGTTGGAACGTACTGATCTGTTCTTTTTCAAACACTACTTCGATTCCGATATCCCTCAGTTCCCGCACCGCCTCCAGCACCTGTACCGTATTTCTTGCGAATCTGGATACTGATTTCGTATAGATGACATCAAATTTTCCATCCCTTGCGTCTTGCATCATAATTAAGAATTGAGGCCGCTTATATACACTGCTGCCGCTGATGCCTTTGTCCGCATATATCGCTACCAGTTCTGCATCGGGATCATCTGCAAATCGCTCCCGCCAGTACTGCTCTTGGAACTCATAGCTATGCAACTGTGCCGAACTCGCCGTCGATACACGCACATAGGCAACTGCTCTTTTCTTTTGCTTCGACACTTTTTACCTCCTTGTACATAATGGGCTTGAACCTTTGCATAAAATTTGCCCCTGCCGATTTGGCAGGGGCAAAAGTATCAGAAAGGGGTTGGAAAGTCCAGCGAATAATCGAAATAACACAAAAAGTTAGCAATTCACTTGCTGTAATTTCTGTGCTGTTCTCTGGGTAATCTGATCCCGCTCTTTTGCTGTAATCAGTCCCTTAATCCACATCGTCTGCAACACGGCTTCCGCGAATGCTACCTTAACTTTTGTTTTATCGTTCATTCTGACCTCCTTATTTTTCGGGTAACTTCAAAACTTGTCCCGGATAAATGGTAGACGTCTTCAGCCCATTCAGCTTCACAATTTCCGTGTAGCGGCTGCCCTTGCCCAGCTGCTGCTTTGCAATCTGGAACAGGGTATCTCCCTTGACAACCTTGTAAGAGCGGTCAGTTTCCTCCGGCTGCACCGGTGCATCCTGCTTCACAGGATAAATAGCTGCGCCATCATCGGTGAAGACACTGTAGCCGGGGTGATTATCAGCCCGTTTCTTTGCATTGGAAAGGAAGCGATATGCACCGATCTGGCTCTTGCTGTCACTCCAGCTAAGTCTCACCCGATATAGCCCTTCTTCCAGTTTTTCTGGGTATTCTTCTTTAGGCTGCACAGGCTGTTCCTCTACGGGTTCCTGCTGATCGGTGTCTGCTTCACCTGTCAGCGCTTCTGTGACCTTAGCTGCCACATCACCCAGCCGGGAAAACAACCAGTCTCCGGGGCAACTTTTATTAGCAAACCATCGGTGAACCGTAATCAGCATTTCACCTGCAGCGGGTTCGTAGGCCAGTGCGGTTGCTTTGTCTGCAAACCACAACAGCTTCTTTTTCCCGTTTCGCCTGCAAATGTCAATGCACAGAGTAATGAGGCTCTGGTATACTGCATCATACATGGCGTAGGGATGTTTGGTATCGCTGGCACATTCGATGGTGATCGCTCTTTGGTCATTCTCCCTGTTGGAAGTGCACCAACTGCGATTGCTTTCCGGGCAATACATGCCCACGCGACCGTCCTTATCAATGCCATAATTAGAGGAAGCCTGCCGCGCTGGATCCGCGAACAGGCTTCCTAAACTTTCTGCACTGCACTGTCCCACAACACAGTGCGGAGTTATTCTGTCAATGCTGTGATTGCGCTGGCCAGAATTATTGGGGCTGATCTTTGTGTAGACCACCAGTGGGCTGTTGGTGTAAGCCATAATCACTTTGCCTCTCTTTCATGCAGCTGCTCCAGCACATCCTTCAGCTTATCGGGGATGGGCATGCCCAAATGCGCTGCATTCTCCAGCATGGAAACACCCTCATTGGACAGGTAAAAGAAAATGACAGCGGTTCTCAGAACACTGCCTTCACCCAGAATATATACATCCAAAATATTGCCCAGACCGACCATGCAGAAAATCAGCACCTTCCGGCAAATGCCCCGGAATCCTACTGAGCTGGATAGCTTGTGGTCATTCACCGCGCACATGACACCGGTGATGTAGTCGATCACCGTAAACGCAACCAGCGCATACAGGAAGCCATCAAAGCCACCGAGAAACCAGCCACAGAAGCCACCCACTGTAGCAATCGCCATCTGCGTTACATTCCATAATTCCTTCATATTGTTTTCCTCCTTTAACTGTAAAGATCCCAGCTGGATCCGTTGCCAACATAAGGCGCATACAAATCCCAACTGGAACCATTTCCGATATAAACCTGATAGGCTTCATTGCCTATGTAAACCAACCCTTTCGCACCCCAAATGGCATACAGTGTCACATTACCGGAAGGCTTGTACGAACCGGTCGTGCCGGATGTCGCAGAGGCACTTGTTGCCCAGCCCATAAAGTCGTAGCCGTCCCTTGTGGGTGTCGGCAGCGTCACTGAAGCCGTAGTGGTGCTGCTGGAATAAATGGCATACAGCGACAATGCGGCATTGGTGGTGTATGATGCACCGGAAGCATAACTGGTACCCGTACCACTGGAATTCGTGTTCCATGTACTGAAGGTATACGAGGTTGTTCGTTTTGCCGTCAACGTGGATGAAGAACAGGTGCCACCATTGGCATCGAGCGTGACCGTATAGCTGCCCGGAGAGGTCGACGCTTTGGTGGGCTTGGTAGTACTCAGTGTCAGTGCTGTGCCGTGTGTCTTGTACTGGGTACTGGGAGCGCCGGTACCGCCGTTGGCATTGTAGCTGACCGCATAGGTTTTGACAGAGTAGGTCGCCACTGCGGATGGGCTGAGATTTCCCGCAGTGGTGTAGTACATATCACTGTTGCTCTTGGTGTACAAGAACAGATAATAATAGGTACCCTGACTGAAAGTGCCACTGAAGTCAAAAGTAATGGTGCCATAGGACGTAGAAGCGTAAGTCGAACTTGCCTCACTGCCAATAGCATTATTACGGAAAGTGCTTGCTGTATCACTGCTACTACTATCGGTATAAGTAGTTCTCAAACTACCATACAGCGTACCGGCATTTGAGTTGGCCTTATACACCTTAAAGGACACACTCAGTTTGCTGATACTACCTATGCTGGTAGAACTGGGGGTCTTAATTCTAAGACAGATGGTGTACTTGTTATTGCCGCTGGGGTTCGATGCGATATACAGCGAAGCACCGGTACTGGAACCGATACTAGAAAAACCGCTACTTGGAAACCATGTTGCTGACTGTCGGTTTCTCCAGCCGTCTACTGTTGCATTCATCGTTGCCATGGTTTACACCTTCTTGAAAAAGAGTCTGCCTGCAGTGGCAGTACTGGGAAGGCTTGTTCCATACTGATTGGAACTGAGAATGGTAGCACCAGCAGCCAGAAGATTCTTCAGACCGGTTGCACCATCCGTTGCGCCGGTACCTCCCTTGGCGATGGTCACCGTAGCACCCAGTTTTGCCATCGTGACAGATCCATCTGCCATTTTTGCCGTGGTAACTGCTGCATCAGCAATCTTTGCGGTCTCGACGGCAGAAGCACCCAGCTTTGCAGCTGTGACGGAGGTTGCCCCCAACTTATCCGTGGTGACCGCACCAGAAGCCAAAGCCACCGTACCGACTGCGCCGTCAGCAATCTTTGCTGCGGTAACGGCATCGTCTGCGATCTTGTCTGTGGATACTGCACCGGTTGCGATTTTGCCGTTGGTGACTGCATTGCTGGCGATCTTTCCGGTGACCACACAACCAGAGCCAAGCATCTCACTTGTAATGATGGGGATACGAACAGCTGCACTGCCTGCGTGGGAATAGATGGATGCAATGCCGGAAGTTCCCATGGCCAGTGTGCAGAGTGCAAACTGGTACACTGTGCCGGTGCCATTGACATCCTCTTGGTTTAATGCAGAAAATCCAGTAGCCGTGGTGGCATACTGGATCTGAAAATCTGCCTGCTCAAACACCTCCGCTGTGGCTGCTTTGGTCAGGTCGATGGTGATCAAAACACGGGCATAGCCAGTTGTTGCACCACTGACAATGACCGTGGTGTTGGCAGTCAACTTCATCTCCCGGCCTGCGATCAGCAAGTATCCGGGAGTGATAACCAGCGAGGTTCCGCTGAAGGAAAGTTCGCAGCCAGACATGATGCCATCCACAATGACGCACTGGAACAGATGCCCGTGATCTTTTGCGGTTACTGTCTGGTTGTCAAAGTTGATGCCATGAATGTTTGAACTCATATATTCGCTCCTTTCAAGCGTTCCGTCAGCGTGGTCGCCAACTCACCGCTTTTGTAGTAGAATCGGTTATCATCGGAGGAGATGCCGATGTAGGAAACATAAGAGGACATGAGGCCGCCATCCAGCCGCAGAACGACTGTATCGTAGAGGCTGTATTCCTTGGTGCTTCTCCACTCGATTTTGTGGGAATTGGAATTCTGGGAAAACAAGTCCTGGACACGTTCCTCCAAATCCGCATATTCATCCAGTGCCAGCACTTCCCACTTTCCCTCTGCTCTACGCAGGGGTTCCGTATCGGTTACATCGCCCTCATCGGTCAGATAATAGGTATGTCCCACACCATTCTGATAGGCGGTGACCTTGGCAACGGATGACCGGCTGTAGGAACGGGAAATTAGCTGGGATGTGCCATCCTCAAAAATGACATTGTGGCTGGGTCGCTGCCGAGGTTCAATTAGAATATTGAGGTAATCCCGATCAACAGAAAACCGCACCTGTACATCCCGAAGGCGATTGACCTTCCGTATGTAGGTGCGGAGATTGAAAAGCCCGTCTGTGACAGTAGGCCCCATATATTCTGTATTGTCCAGATTGGTGATCTGAAGATATGGCATGCGGTATGCAGCATCGCTGACCTCTTTGTAGTGATCAGTAAACTGCTGGGCAAGGAATGCACCGATGCTTTGCGCTGCTTCCACAAACGGCAACAGTCTGTCAAAGGCTCCGGCCACATCGCCCACTGTCACTGTGGTCTGCTGCTGATCCGGGGTGACCTGTTCCAATACCCAAATGTGACCGTTCATAATGAGGAAGTCGCCCTCACTGCCACGGGTAATCGTGGTGCCGTAGAGAACGATGGTTCCCACATCATTTTCAATGGATGCCAGCGGCACATTCCAGCTGACTACCTCTGCAGATGCGTATGTACGGAAGTCTTTTCTTCTTTTTATGAATGCAACCATATCACACACTCCTGTAGTAGTAATACACACGCACTGTGGCGCGGCCACTGATATCGCTGTCCGCAGACATGAGCAGTGTGCAATCTTCATTGACCGGGATTCGCGGGAATGGCTCATAGGCCAAATCCACACTGTTCAGCGCATCGGTGGTGATGCCGTCTGCATCTGTGATTTCCACCCGGCATTTGCCATACAAACTGGACACCGTGAAGGACTCATTATCTCCCAATGCGGCAGTCAGCGCACAGACTCCATAAGTCTTATTGCTGGAACTTCCCACCAGCGAAATTTTGGGATTGATGATCGCGCCCCGGTAGGTAATCTCAAAGGCCGCTGGGATATGGCCTTCTGCCGGAATATCTGCTGCCATGCTGCCTGCGCTGGAAGAACTATAAATCAAATCCGAAGTATAGCTATACGGGTATTTCAGAACATACCCCGATTCCGTGGACATGGCCATGCTGGTTGGTGCTGCCCGGTACCACGGGGACATGCAGGCCAGCGCAGTCGGCACTGTCAGCCACCGGGTATCCGTCAATTCTGTCTTTGTCAGATAATTGATCTGGACATCCCGGTAGAATTCCGTTGTTCCATAGGGCTTGTAGATCAGATGCAGGGCATTGGATGCGCTGCACCAGTCCACAAAACTGCGGTAGTCCGCGTATGCGTTTTCTCCGATGAATACCAAATCGCCGGTAATGGTACTCTGCGGTTCGGATTCTCCAGAGATGTCCCGGAAGAATCCTTTATGAATATCCGCGAAATTGGCAGGCAGTGTCAAACCCAGACCAGCCGGGTTTGACAGAAAAATGCCCTGCTCACCATTGAGGGGCAATCTGCTACCAATTTCATTTTCGATATAAAATTTTCTCAAATTGCAGCCCCCAATCGTGCATTGAATTTTACGAACAGATAATCAATGGTCGCTTGATCCAGCGTCTGCGGGTAGATATTGATAACCGTCTGGTTGCCGCCTGCTCCGGCTGCTGCTCCTGCCGCCGCGTCAACACTACCCTTTACAGAGATTTCCGGCTTGATGCTGGTGTTCATGTCTGCTGCCAGATCATTGACCGCATCGCTGATGCCCTTACTCATTTCCGCAGTAGCCTGTACCGCTTCATCGCCATCGCGCTGGATTGCGCCGGACAAGCCCTTCACCATCATCTGTCCCGCCCAGTCGAAAAGGTCGGAAGGGCTATGGATTCCGAAGTAATCGCAAATGCCATTCCAGATGGACTGGATCCACGCAGACACCTTCGACCACAACCAACTGGCCAAGGACTGGATGCCCTGCCAGAGTCCGCGGACGATATTTGCGCCCACATTCTCTATCTGGTACATGGTCGATCCGAAGGCCGACACGATGCCGGAAATGATCTGGGGTACCGCCCTGCAGACCTCCACCACAATGGACGGCAAATTGCGGATCAAAGAAACAAATAATTCGAATCCTGCAAGGATGATTTTATCTGTGTTGTCTGCCAGCGCACTGAGGATGCTGCCAATCAATTCTGGGACGGCTGTGAGAACCGTTACAATGATGGATGGCAGATCAGAAATCAAAGAAATCAGCAAATCGAATCCCGCCTGCACCAATAGGGGTATGGAGTCCAAAACCGCAACCACCAAATTATCCACAATGACCGGCACCGCAGTGAGGACGTTTTTCACAATGGATGGCAGGGCTGAGATCAAAGCACTGAACAGACTCAGTCCCGTACTGATGATCAACGGAATGGAGGATAACAAAAATTCCACCACCGAATTTACGATGGTGGGAATGGCTGCGATCAAAATTGGCAAGGCCGCCAGCGCGCCGGTGGCCAGTCCATCGACCAGTTGGGTCGCCGCATCCAGAATCAGATCCATGCTGCCGATCAGACTTGTGGCTATGGTGACCACGGCCATCACCGCCGATGGAATCAAATCCGGCAAGGCCGATCCGAAGCCTGTGGTCAATGCGATCACCAGTTGAACCGCTGCATCTGTTACCAAAGGTAGGCTTTCCAGCAGCGCAGAGGTCACAGTTAAAACCGCCATGACCGCCGCTGGGGTCAATTCCGGTAGCAACGACAAAATTGTACTCAGAACCTGTTCAAATATGCTGCTCACCGATTGTAGAACCATCGGGAGCAATTCGCCTATGGCCATGAGGATGGTTCCTACCACGGTCGGAAGTACCGCCACGATATTTTCTAGGACAGGTACCACGTTATCCTTTACCGCCTTGAATGCTTCCACCATATTCTGGGTCAGATTCTGCATGTCGGCATCTGCATTACCAAGGCCTGCAACGAAGGATTCTATGGATGCCTTCATAAGACCAATGGAGCCAGAAATGGTCTGAGTTGCTTCCCGCTCGAAGTTACCGGCATACTGCTGGGTCTTCTCCAAAAAGTATGCCATGGACACTTCTGCCTTCTCTGCATTGGACATGGACGCCCATGCTTTATCGTAGCCGTTGGCCATGGCATAGGCCTCCAGTGTGGTGTTGTTCATCGCCACACCGAGGTTATCCATCATAGTGTAGTTGCCCTTCGCCGCACCAGTCACAGCCTCCAAAGCGGCCTCGGTATCAATGCCCATAACGGATGCCATATCCGCTGCTCTCTGCATTGCTTCCGTGGTCATCTTCAGCGACTGCTGCTGGGTCAGTCCAGAACCTTGGAACAGTGCGCCCATCTTATTGGCGGTGGCCAGATACTCACTTTGGGATGTACCCATTGTGCGGTAGGCTTCCTCCGAAATGGACATGAGTTCGTTGGCATAGTCGCCGTAAACGGCAACTGCGCCACCCATGTTCTGCTCCAGTTCACCGAACTGCTGGACAACAGAGGTTGCCAGTTTTACAGTAGCTGCTCCTGCTGCCGCGATCACCGTACCCATCGCCGCGCCTACTGTCTTCAAAACAGAACCGAGGCCAGCAAAGCTCTTTTCAGAGTCCTCTGCGGCCTCGGCGGCATCGAGTATTTCATCGCCCATTTCATCGGCATCATCGGTGCATTCTTCCAGCTCCTGTTCCATGCCATTGAGGGCGGCTTTCGCGTTGTTCAACTGGATCTGCCAGTTCTGGGTGCGCCGGTCATTCTCACCAAAAGACTCCGTCGCATTATCCAGTGCCTTCTGCAGCATTTCGATCTTTTGCTTCTGGGCATCAATCTGGGTGGTCAGCACTTTATGCTTTGCTGCCAGTGCTTCTGCAGAACTGTCATTTTTACTGAACTGCGACTGCACCAGCTTCATTTCGCTGCCCAGCACTTTGAAACTCTGATTGATCTCTCCCAGCGCTTTTTTGAATTCTTTTTCGCCTTCCAGACCAATCTTGAGACCGAAGGTGTCAGCCATAGGTCATGCACCCCCTTCCTCAAACCCCATCCGGGATAATTTCATCAATGAAATGCTCCCGCTTGGGTCTGCTGATGCCGTTATACTGCTTGTGGCACTCCCATAGATCAAGGAGTAAACCAAACGGCATCAACCATGTTTCATCCCATGACAGGCGAAGCTGGCTGATGCCGTAATAAAGAAGTCGGGTAAATAACTCTTCGTCACTTACCCGACTGCCGCGTTTTTTGGATCATCCTCGCTGACGATATTGCGCTTGGTACCCTTATACAGGGCTTCCATGATGGCTGCCTTATAGGTGGCCAGATCTGCAGGGCTGGTCAGCAGTTCCACATCGTCCTCCGTCAGAAGTTCCCGGCGATCCTCCCGGTGCTTCAGATTATGGATGAGCAAAGACTGGTTCGCCAGCAGGGTGATCAGCCACACGATCTCACCGATGGCCATCTCGAAGTTTTCGGACTTCAGCAGCTTATCGCCCAGATTCTCCAGACCGCCGTATCGACCGGCAATCTGCTTGGTGGCTCTGGTGGTCAGAACCAGAGTATATTCTTCACCGCCGATGGTGATCATTGCACTGCGTTCGTTATCCATAGTTCCTCCTTATGCTGCATAGGTGGGTTCGTAAACCTCATTGTACCAGTTGACGATGGTTTCTTCGGTGACCGCTGCATCACCTTCCGTGGCCTCTGCCTTCCAAGGATGCTTACCCTTGGCATCCACCTTATTCCGGCGCATAATGGTGCCTTCGATGGTGGGAGTGGAGAAGGTGATGCTATCACCCTTGGTGGCCAGCGCAGTGGCAGGGATGCCAAACTTCACGCGATACAGCCAGAAATACTTATACTTGCCGTTGGCCTTCTTTGCCCGGAAGCCGATGGCCACGGGATCGCCGCCATCCTCACTGGTAGAAATCACGACACCGTTATTGTCGATGGTTGCGCCGGTGAGATCAGACGCGACTGCGGAACCGATGTCATCGACACCCAGCGTCAGTTTGCCGCTCTTGAACTCCTTTGCGATTTCCGCAGCACCATCATCTGCATACAGTGTGGCTTCTGCCAGTTCCACAGAAAGATCTGCGGACATCGCCTTTGCCAGCTGCTGGGGCTTGCCGTAGCTTTCTTCGCCGTTCTCTGCCTCTGTGATCTTGGCATAGAACAGCTTATCCAGACCAATTGTTGCCATGGTCATTCCTCCATTTCATAATAATTTGCCACATCAATGGCATAATTGTGATAACCGGTATCATCGTCATGCCCAATGTACCGGCGCTCTGTTATGGTAATGTCCGCTGCGAGAATCGCCCGGACAAGTGTGTTCTTCCATTTGGTATAGCTTCCTGTGGTAAACAGCGAGATACGAACCTCCTGCACATCCAATCCCGGTAAATTATCCGCATGGATGTCAAAGGAATCTGACAGTGGTGTCAGTACCAAGTATTCTGCGGGAGCTTTGTCTTGGAAGACACCGGTTTCCACAGGAATGCCAACCTGCTTCGCAATGGCATTCAAATCTGAAAGCAAACTCACAGCTTCTCCACCTCCGCTTCCAAGGTATCTTTCATGGTCTGTATACACTCAGCACGGGATGCTGTCTTGGCTGGCTTCAAAAATGGTTTCGCTGGCTGTCCATGCTTACCATATTCCAGAATATTGGCAATTTTGGCATTGCTGCCGCCATCAGAGCGTGGCTCTGCAAAACCGACTTTGATATCGTGGTTCCCGGATTTATCCTGCTTCACCGGGGATAAGCCCAGCGATCCCACAAGTTCTCCTGTGGATTTGGATTTGTGCTTCGTGTCAGAGCCGATCACGGCGGCAAGGTTATTCTGCACCTTCTCCAGCACAACCTCACCGCCTGCCTCCAGTACCTTCTCTGCCACCGAATCCATATTGGAACCTAACCGGGAAAGTTTCAGCAGAAATTCCTCTGGCATTTGCACATCCACTTTAGCCACTAGGCTGTACCTCCCTTGCCAGCACTTCCAGATACATGCCCCTGCCTTTGACATCCTCAATACTGGTGATCTCAAATTCACGGGCATCGCATAGGATGATCATGTCCGTCGTCACCTTTGCATACGGAATGCAGCGGAATCGGAACAGGTCGGTCGCATCGGTAAAGGACGCGCGGTTTGCCCAACGTTCACTACCATGCCGCCCCTCCCGATATGCACGGACTGTGGCAATGGTATAGAGGGCTTCCGTTCGGAAGCCCTCATCATCAGTTTCAAACCGTTTCTCCCGGATATCAATCCATGTGTTCATTTTTCCAAAGGACATAATCACACCATCCAGTTCCGATCCAGCCGGAGCAGCAGATTCACGGTCACCCATACCTGCTGTCCTGCCTGCACATTGTCACCAAAAAAGCCACCAGTGCTGCCGTCCCGGGATTCATAGAAATGGGACGACAGCATAATGATGGCCTGTTCTGTTGTAGGCGGCATCGCCTCCTGCTGGTAGGTGCCTGCCGGGATATGCTGATAGCTTTCTGCATAGGAGATGGCAGCGGTGATGAAACCGCGCAGCAAATCATCATCCTCAGAATGCTCCACGATCAGATTCTGCTTGACTTTCTTCAGAAGTTCCTCCATCATCACTGCCACCTCCATTTATCAGGCAGCCTTCTGCTGCAGCACCTTAATTGCCTCGGTCAGAGTAAGCTTGCCGTCAACGCGCTGGGAGCCGATGAAGCCAACCTGACCGTTCTTGGCATACAGTTCGTTCAGCCGCTTGAAGGTACGACCCTGACGATCGGCAATCCAGTAATACTTGAAATCACCGAAGGCAATGGTCTTAGCACCAGCTCCGAGAGTGGGCATGTATGCGGAAGTGTGTACAGGACGACCCAGCAGCGTGTTGGGCGCACCTGCAGTGAGTGCAGACTGCCACAGATACTGACCGTTGTTGTCCTTCAGCTTACGAACGGCCTTAATGGTGGCATCGTTCATGACCCACACCGCGTTCTTACGGTAGGGAGTCTTCAGAGAGTGGAACAGATCGATCAGTTCATCTGCAGTGATGGCAGTTGCGGATGCTGCAGTGACACCAACATCGGCACCACCGTTCTCTGCCAGAACGCCCAGAGGCTTACCGTTGCCATCGCCGGTGAAGAAGGACTCTTCCTCACGAGCGCCGATACGGCGGGCGAACTCACGGGAAATATATTCCTCCAGATTGAAGACAGAATCCCGGAGCAGTTCCTCAGAAATCTTGATGGTGGTACCCAGCTTGTGAGCGCCGATGGTGATCTGAGAGAAGTTGTCGTCGCTGTCCTCATAGGGGCCTTCCTCATCGATCCAGTTGGCAGTACCCTTGGATGCCACCACAGGGATCTTCCGCTCACCGCTGTCGGTCTGGATAGTGTGCGCCAGTTTACGGAAAATGTTCTCTTCCTCCAGCGCCTCGATCAGCTTATGCTCATACTCGTCGGGAACCAGATAGCCGCCTTCGGCATCGTCGCCCACCTGCAGGGCATTGATCACTTCGGGCATGGGAGCCTTGGAGCGCATAACGTTCCAGAAGTTGGAGTTGTAGGTAGCAGCGGCACGGCCAGTCTTCTCCTGATCACCACCATTGCCGTTCATAGGCTTGCCGGTGATGGGAGTGGAAACGGGCTTGGACAGTTCGGCATCGATTGCCTCCCGGCGCTCCATGCGCTTGATCTCATTGGTCAGCGCCGCCAGTTCCTTCTCCATGCCGGAATACGTGGCATCGTCCTCAGCAGAGAGGATGCCCTTCCCATCACGATGGGTTTCCAGAAAGCCGTCCATAGTGGCCAGCAGCTTGGTTCTCTTTTCACGCATTTCGATAATATTCATAAAAAATCCTCCATTAGATATAATTTTTGATGGCGTTCAGATTCGCCTTCAGCTCCTCCACAGAGCGCCCCTGCGGTTCCTGCTCTGCGGGTTTGCCTGCGATCGCGCACTTTGCCGCGATTTTCTCCATGAGGGAGTTGACCACCTTGGTCTTGGAATACAACATAGAAACCACGGGTGTTTCCATGTTTTCAGGGTCGCCGGGGCGCTTCAGCATTTCATCTGCGAAGCCCAGCTCCACAGCTTTCCCTGCATCCATCCATGTTTCTGCATCCATAAGATGGCTGATCTTGGCTCTGGACATGCCCGTTTTGATCTCATAGGCATTGATGATGGAATCCTTAACGCTGCCTAACATTTCAATTGCCCGCTGCATCTCAGCAGCATTGCCGAAAGTGCCGGTCATAGGATTGTGGATCATCATCATGGATACAGGAGACATGAGTACCTTGGTACCTGCCATCGCAATGACGGATGCAGCGCTTGCTGCAATGCCATCCACCTTCACGGTGACATTGCCCTTGTATTCCATGAGCATATTGTAAATCTGGGCAGCAGCAACGCAGTCGCCACCGGGGCTATTGATCCACACGGTGATGTCACCATCTCCTGCAAACAGTTCATCCTTGAAAAGCTGGGGTGTGACATCATCGTCAAACCAGCTTTCTTCTGCGATGGTTCCGTTCAGATGCAGAATTCTCTCCATCGGTGCCGTTTCCGTCGCCGCCTGATTCGTCCACTTCCAAAACTTCTTCATCGGAATCCTCCTTTCCGTCATTGTTGGTATTTGCAAAGGCTCCCGCACTGGACATGGGAAGCATATTGCCATTGATGAGGTACAGGTCGCCACCCTGCTCTGCGGGGATTCGATCCTGATTTTCCAGCTCCCGAATGTCATTGGCACTCATCCACCCGTTCTGACGGGCGATAGCATAGCCATTCATTCTGCTCTGGTAATCGCCGCGCAGCAAGCCTTCCAGATTGAATTTGACGAAGTAGTCCTTCTTCTCTCCCGGTAATAGGAGCGACCGCATGATCGACTGCTCCCAGCGGACGATCCACGGGTCAAGTGTGTACTTCACAAATTCCAGAGACTGCTGCTCAATATTAGAAAAGCTCGACTTTTCCAGATCACCGACCATATGGGGCGGGACACGGAAAATTCGAGCAATTTCATTGATTTGGAATTTTCGGGTTTCTAGGAACTGCGCCTGTTCCGGGCTGATTCCAATGGGAGTGTACTTCATACCTTCTTCCAGCACAGCAATCTTATTGGCATTGCCGCTGCCACCGAAGGTGCTTTGCCAGCTTTCCCGTACACGGCTGGGATCCTTGATCGTACCAGGATGTTCCAGCACACCACCGGGTGCTGCTCCATTGGCAAAGAACTTGGCACCATATTCCTCGCAGGCGATGGCCATGCCGATCGCATTCTTGGCCATTGCAATGGGGCTATAGCCAACCAGCCCATCAAAACCAAGGCCGGGAATATGCAGCACATCACTGGGCTGCAGCTTCACCGCAGAGTTCCGATCCCGGATGGCTTCATCATTGCCGCGATAATAGGTGTAGTACAGTCGCCCGTGTTCGTCTCTGTCCACGGACATCTTGTTGGGCATCAGCGGGTACAGCGCTACCACCTGATTCTTCCCGTTGCGGATGATCTGGGCATACGCATTGCCCCAGAGCAGCAGGTGGGTCATGAGGGTTTCCCGGAATACAAAGGAACTCATTTCCGGGTTCGGCTCATCATGTAACAGCAAATACAGAGGATGGTCGATCGCCTTCTCCTTCCCGCCATTTTCTGTATAGCGGTATAGGTGCAGCGGCAATCCCGCCACCGCTTCTGCCAGAATACGGACGCAGGAATAAACCGCTGTCATCTGCATAGCTGTTCGCTCTGTGACCGTCTTTCCCGCAGTGCTGCCTCCGAGATAGAACGCGTATGCGCTGCCTGCTGTCTGATTCTGGGGCTTATCCCGTGATCGGAATAAGCCGGAAAGCATACCCATAAAAATCACACTCCTTAAAAATGGGCATAAGAAAAGCGCTCATCCGAAGATGAACGCTTCCTGTGCTATTTCTTATTATTTTGATTTCAATACATATTCGCCAATGTATTTCAAATCACGTTGCCATTTGGCGATGGCGATTGGGGCATTGGGATGTGTATGAATGTTTTGTTCTATCGACCGCGTCATTTCCAGATAGGATATGCGGTCACTTTCCAACAGCCTAACCAGCAGCCGCTGCCGCTCCTGATCCGATCGGCCGTCGGAAACATTATAACCCAACTGATGAAGCCGCGATTCCTCATTAAATCCAGAAAAACTGCTGTCCACTCCTAGCACTTTCTTTGATATCAAAAGCTTGCCATACTGCTTTTCAAACAACGCAATGGTTGTTCTTCCCGCAAAATATTTTTCACATTGACTGCAAAAATGTACAGGGAACAGCACTTTCTCTTTACTTTCTGTACTTTCTGCAACAAATTTAGATGGTGAAATCGGATGATCATGCAGTCGGCAATACGTTGTGGACAAATTATCAAAAATATACAACGTTGCATCCGTAACCTGCTCACCGGTGCCAATTGGTACAGTCTCTACCACTTTGTGTGATTCTACATATGCAGTGATATGGTGATTTACCTCTTGGCATACACGCTCAAAAGCATATTTAGGCTGCGTATTTGTTTTCCATTTATGGATGATCCTGCAAATTGCATACTGTAGCTCAATTAAAAAAGCCGCAAACGTGATATATCGAACCTCGATTCGCCCGGGTTGGTTTGCTTCAGAGAAGGCCTTTGTATGCAGAAATGTAAAAGTTGCAAATCCATGTGCGTTCGCAAAGATCCTATCATATTCATCGGAAAACATTTCTAAGTATCGATTCATAATCGGTTCGCATGCTTTTCTGACGAACTTCTTCGACAACTCATCGTGATTATCCGGCCAGAGCAATCTCTTTTCGCCATATTTTTCTATGAATTGCACCTGCTGATCATCGTATATTTCTCTTATCGCAATATACAAGTCAAAGAAATCATCAATTACACCAATGTTTGCCAGATTTTCTGCCGTCAACGCCCAATTCATTTTTCGTGCCATTGAATTCACCTCTTTTGTAAAATAATTATATTCTACTATTTAGGAGAATTCAATACACAATAACACCGCAGTTATATAAACAAAATGCCCCGGTCATCATAAACAGAAGCACCTGTGCCTTCATTGCGGATCGCTCTGTCCAGCGCCATAATGGTGGCAACTGCGCCGTCGATCCTTTCTGTAGATTTTTCTTTATCCGGTTTGATGTTACCTGCTGGGTCAGTGCGGACATAGATATTATCCATCATCCAGCGCAGTGGTGCATTGCCGCCGTGGGCGATCCTGCCCTCCAGCACCAGCTTCATCAATTCCTTTGTGGGTGGGGACATATCCTTAAAGCCCTGACCGAAGGGTACAATGGTGAATCCCAAGCCTTCCAGATTCTGACTCATCTGTACTGCCCCCCATCGGTCATAGGCGATCTCCCGAATGTGATATTTCTTTCCGAGGTCTTCAATGAATTCCTCAATATATCCGTAGTGGATGACATTGCCTTCTGTGGTCATAATCGACCTCTGCTTTTCCCACACGTCATAGGGAACATGATCTCGTCGCACCCGGAGTTCCAGCGTATCTTCCGGTACCCAGAAATATGGAAGAATGATATATTTTTCCTCTTCTGTCCGGGGTGGGAATACCAGCACAAAAGCGGTAATATCCGTACTACTGGACAAGTCCAGTCCTGCATAGCAATCACGTCCGATCAGTGCATCCGGATCAACTGCTGTATCGCATTTATCCCATGCGTCCATCGGCATCCATCGCACCGACTGCTTAACCCACTGATTCAGTCGCAGCTGCCGGAACAGGTTCTCTTCTGCTGGGTTCTCTTTGGCACTGTTATAGGCAGCACGGAGTTTATCAACGTCCACCGTTACATCCAGCGACGGATTTGCCTTGTACCACACCTTTTCATCCGACCAGTCATCGTCATCTTCGATGCCATAGATCACAGGATAGAAGGTAGGATCGTGCTTCCTGCCTGCCATGATATCCTTTGCTTTCTGATGCACTTCCCAGCAAATACTGTTTCGATCAGTTCCTGCTGTGGTAATCAAAAAGAAAAGTGGCTGTTTACGCGCATCGCCGGAACCGTGGGTCATAACGTCGTACAGTAGTCTGTTTGGCTGGGCATGCAATTCATCGAAAACGACACCATGAACGTTCAGGCCGTGTTTGGTATAGCTTTCTGCAGATAGCACCTGATAGAAGCTGTTCAGTGGTGTGTACACCAACCGTTTCTGGGATAGAATCGGCTTTATGCGCTTCTTCAGTGCAGGACACTGTTCTACCATCTGGCAGGCCACATCAAAAACGATGGATGCCTGCTGCCGATCTGCGGCGCAGCCGTAAACCTCCGCGCCCCATTCACCATCGCCAGCCAACAAATAAAGAGCGACCGCTGCTGCGAGTTCGCTCTTGCCCTGCTTTTTTGGAATTTCAATGTAGGCAGTATTGTACTGCCGGTATCCATTTTCCTTCACTGTACCAAACACATCCCGGATGATGGTCTCCTGCCACGGGAGCAGAGAAAAGTTTTTACCATGCCACTCACCCTTGGTATGCTTCAACGCATTGATGAATGCCACAGCACGATCTGCCAGTGAGGGATTCGTTATAATTTTCTTATCGGGTATTAAAATTTCACCATTACTCAATGAATTCCTCCTGACCAACAAAAACGACAGCGCTCACTGCGCTGCCGCCCGTATGCTTAATTATCTTCGTTTTCGTATCAGGGTTACTTCCTCTCCGATGATCTCCAGCGCTTCCTCATAGCTCTGCGCCTCGAAGACCCGATCCCGCAGGTCGTTATACGCGGTGATCCTGCTCTGCTTTCGCATAATTTTGCTGACCTCACCCAGAATCCAGAAGATGTTTCCTGTATGACCATAGGGATCGTATTCAATGACAGGCTTATTCTTCATGTGCCAACCTCCTGTATTTATCTTCCAGAATCAGTTGCTTCAGATATGCACCTTTATTCTCCTGTGCCTCGAACCAATCCTGTGCTTCCTTATCTTTGAGCGAGAACTGGAATGTGAAGTTCTTCACTTTGGCCCGATACCGATCTTGACCTTTTTTCCGGTGCTTTGCCCAGTTGCTCAGGTTCTCATCCCCCGGCTGGGGTACTCTTTTTCTTCCCATAGTACCCCCTTAGTATTCGTCTGCGTACAGGATTGTGGTGACCATCGGATTGGCCAACGCATCATCGGTGATCACATATACGCGTCCCCGGCTGGTATTGTAGGCTCCTAGGATTCTGCCGCCGCTCTTTTTGGCCTCTACATTGAGCAGACAGTCCTCTTTGCAGAGGGTTCCCCAGTCATCCATAAGGAAACGATGGATGATGTGTCCGATTGCACCTGCAAAGTTATTGTCTTCATCCATGTCCGCGCTGATCCCTGCGGTCATGTAAAACTCCATTCGTGTTTCCATGATGGCCTCCTTAGTTGTAGTCATAGAGCAGGATTTCCAGCGCGACCCGGGTGTTGTCATCTACCGGCTCCACATCCCAGCCGCGATCGTAGTTGCATACGATTTCGCCGCCACGCTTGATCATGCATTTGCTGATCTTGCCTCCGTTGATACCGAATTCGGATCGCCGCACATAGTGCTTGACCCAGTAGCGGTAGCCTTTACCGCCGATGAGGATGGTACCTTCTGCCCACATGCCGTCCACCCCCTTACCAGTCGAAGCCCGCGCATCTGACGATCTCGCGGATGGCATTCATCGCTCTCTTGGGGCTGCTGTAGTCCCGGATAAACTTAGGGTCATCGCGTCCATTGCGCTTGACGCATACCAGCGGGTATCCGTAGCTCAGGCTGATTCTGACTTCCAATGTGTCCTCCTGCTCACCGTACCATGCGACCTGCACCCGCTTTTTCCACACTCTGTGGTAGACGGCTGGTCTGGTTTCGGTGGCCTCTGCGGCGAGGGTGAAGCCGTTCTCCGGGAGCAGCTGATTGAAGTCTTTCTGCGCTTTTTCGATGGTCATTTTCGTTGTCCTCCTTGTTTTTTGGTAGGACAATTAAGCCAGAAAGAGGGAGGAAAGTCCAGAAAAAAGATTAAAAATTAGCAATTTTAACACAACTTTTTTTACCATTTCGGATGAGCGTAACCTCACTGCAGCCTGTAAATTTCATGTATCGCTTCACGATCACATCTGCATACTTGGGATCCAACTCCATTGTGTAGCATCGCCGCCCCAGCTGCTGACAGGTAATCAGCGTACTGCCGCTACCACCGAAGGTATCCAGCACCAGTTCGCCCTGTCGGCTGCTGTTTTTGACCAGTCGCGCCAGTAGCTTCAATGGTTTCATGGTCGGGTGATCTGCGTTCCGAGCGGGTTTATCTTCATCGATCACAGTCGTGGAAATCTTATCGCTGAAAATATCCCGCAGTAGCTGCCGCATCTCATCCTTTTTCAGCTTATTGATGTCGATCCGTTTATCCTCGATGACAGTGGCCTGCGTTCTGTCATCCACAAAATAATGACTGGCACCTTCTGTCCAGCCATATATACATGCCTCATGCTTCCATTGGTAGTCCTGATGACCCAGTGTAAAGGAATTCTTATTCCAGATCAACATCTGCCGCACCTTGCCCAGTGCAGCAGTGCAGCTGCGTCGGAATGCACCTGCTTCCGTTTCAGCATGCCAGATGTAAAAGGGAGCGCCGGGTTTCAGCGCATCATGCATCTGCTGGAATGCTGCTGTCAGGAAAGAAATAAACTGTTCCTCCGGCATGTTATCGTTCTGAATGGTTTTGCCGTTGCTGCCTTCGTAGGCAACATTGTAGGGCGGATCTGTGATGCAGAGGTCTGCTACATCGCCGTCCATAAGTGCTGCAACATCTTCGGCCTTTGTGCTGTCACCACAATACAAGACATGCTGCCCCAGCAACCAGCGGTCTCCCGGCTGGGTAAAGGGCGCCTGCTCCTGTGGTGCCAATGCCGGAGGCTCATCCTCAGTGATCTCCGACTGGTCATCGAACATGTCGCTCATTTCAGAAACATCGAAGCCGGTGAGGGTGGCATCGAAGCCACTCTCATCCAAATCTTTCAGTAGCGCAGTCAGCAGAGGCATGTCCCAGTCGCCGCTGATCTTATTCAGCGCAACATTGAGGGCTTTTTCCTTCTGCTCATCAATGTCCAGCACCACACAATCCACTTCCGTGTATCCCAGATGCTTCAGCACCTTCAGTCGCTGGTGGCCACCGACAACAATTCCTGTCCGCTGGTTCCAGATCACCGGCTCCACATAACCGAACTCTTCCACACTGCGCTTCAGCTTTTCAAATTCGGGATCGCCGGGGCGCAGGTCTTTTCTGGGATTGTAGCTGGCAGGCAGCAACTGATCCACGGAAATTTTTCTGATTTCCATCATACAAGACCCCATTCCGCAAATTTCTCGAAGCCACCGATCCAGTCGATGAAGTGCTT